AACAAATATCCAGCCTGCGGCGGCAGATCGCTGACCTGCATCAGGTCGGCACCGTGCATGAGGTGAAAGGCACCAAGCTCCGCATGGTCCTGGGCAAGGACAAGCAGGGCAAGGAAGTGCTGTCGCCATGGCTGAACACCGCAAACATGAGAGGCGGCGCGACCGAGCAGCGCTTCTACAAGAAGGGACAAACGCTTTCGATCTTCTGCCCTGGCGGCGATGTCTCGCAGGGCATGATCACGCCGTATGCGCCGAACAAGAATTTCAAGACGCCGGAGCATGCCGACGGTTCAGGCCAGGACGAAGAATCGTACCAGCTTGAATCGTACCGCGCGAAGCAGACGAAGGACGGCCACGACATGTGGCTGCAGGACGAGGAGAAGAAGCAGGAACAGCAAGGTCAGCAATCCGGCCAGCAAGGCGGCGGCGGTCAGCAACAGAAGAAGGGCCACGTGGGCGGCGGCAAGGCCAAGATAAAGACGCGCATGAACGCCTCGACCGGCATCACCAACCGTGTCGGCACTGACTCGCGGGTGATGGTTCACAAGGAGGCTGTGAAGATGCGGTGGGACAAGGACTGGGTGGTGGTCAAGAAGGACGAGATCATCTTGTCGCGACCGCCGGTCATCAAGCGCGACCCCATCGACAACGACGACGCCTGACACTTCCCGAGAACGTAACTGCATCAAACACCTTTCAACAGGAGAGCGAAGCCATGCCTGGACTCACGAAGCAAACCATTCTGCAGAAGTTCTACGTCTACGATCCCGGCGTCAACGAAGGCGACGAGCTTGGCGGCTTGCGCGTGATCAGCGATGACGGCGGCGCGCATGTGCTGGCGACACTGCCGATGGTGCAGTACTGGATCGACCAGGGACTGCTCGGCAGCGAGTCGTTGGACAAGCTCGGCGACAAGAGCAAGAAGCTCCTGGCGCAGATCACGCGCGGGCGCAGCGAAGACAACGACACAAGGCCGACCCGCGTGCCGAGGTACAACAAGGCGACACAGTCTGGCGAGCGGGCATTCGCTGCAACACCGGCATCATCTGCGGCCCGGCAACGCGCCAAGGCGCAGGCTGCGAAGAACAAGAAGAACGGCGACAAGGTCGCCAAGAAGCAGACTCGCAAGGAAGGCGAAGGCAGCATCCTCGGCATTCCGGGCGGCAGTCGCTAAGTGCCGAACTATGCCGTTTACGATCCGACCCTGGAGATGTGGCCCGACCTAAAACAGGGCCGCATCGTTCTCAACCCCGTGCGCATCGGCATGGACCGATACACCGGCAAGATGCTCACGGGGTGGGACCACGTCGTCCAGTCCATGCTGCTGATCTTCTCGACCGGCTTTCATCAGCGTGTGCTGCGGCGATGGGTTGGTTCGTTCGTGCCGCACCTGATCGGCAACAATGCCACCGAGAACACCATCGCGCGGTTCTACTGGGCGATAGCGACCGGCATCGATCTGTGGGAGCCGAACTACCGCATCCAGCGTGTGCGTGTCGGCAACCGCGCCGATGGTTCACAGCTGACCTCGACTGAAGAACTGCGCACCGGGCATCTGACCACGTCGATGGAAGGCGTCTACCGACCGCGCGGCCATCTCGGCAATGACCAGCCGCAACAACGGCGCGGCGTTGGTCTGGTTTCGCGTGGCTACAATTTGTGGGAGCGGCAGCCGGGCTTGGTTGCTGGCGCTCCGCCGCTCGGCATTGGCACGACACCGGGGAGCGTCCCATGAGCGACACCACTGGCGGACAGGCAATGGCCGACCGGCTGACTGACCGGATCGCGATCCTGTTGCCAGAGAACCTGCAGCCGATGGTCGTGCTGGAAGCCATCGACGCCGAGACGATTCTCGCCGACAGGATGGCTCGGCTCAAGACTCTGTGGGCGAGCTACGATCCGCCGACAGCGGCGCAGTACGATGTCGAAATGCTTGAGTTCGACCCGATCAAGATCAACCAGGAAGCCTGCACCTACTTCGAGCTGCTCATCAGGGACCGCATCAACCAAGCTGCGCGCTCGATCACGCTGGCCTATGCCATCGGCACCGACCTTGATGCCATCGGCTCGCGCTATCCCGGCGGCGTGCCGCGTCTCGAAGGCGAGAGCGACGACCGCTATCGACGGCGCATCTGGTTGTCGCCCAACACGCTGTCGCCGCACGGCACGGCTGAGGCCTACGAATACTGGGCGCTGACTGCATACCCGGAGCTGCGCGATGTCACCGCGATCAGGAAGGTCGCGCACGACTACTATCCGACCATCCTGATCACCTGCTTGATGAACACCAACTACGACGACCCGAAGCCGCCGCAGGAGCAGCTGCTTCGCATCCGTTCGTACATCGGCTCGCTGTCGCGGCAGGGACTAACCGACGTGATCTCGGTCAATCCGCCGAAGGTCATGGAGATCAACTACAACGTCAACGTCTGGATATACCCAGGCGCGAGTCCCGATCAGCTCATCACCAAGATCGCGTTCAATCTGTCGGCGCTGGTGACTGATCAATACTGGCTCGGCCACGACCACAGCCACACCGCGATGCACGCCGCCTGCGCCATTCAGGGCGTGCATCACGTTGAGATTGTCGAGCCGGAAAAAGATGTTGCGGTGCCGCTCGACTGGGTCGTCAAGGTCAAGAACATCACCGTGAACATCGCCGGGCGCTCGCTGTGAGCGAGGGGCCGCCGTTTCCAGATATCGCCACGGAAGGCATCATCAGCCGTCCTGGTTCGAAGCTGCTCTATCGCAACGCCAGCGGCCTCGAACGGGCGATGGCCGATGTCGATGGCGAGCGGCTGATCGGCACCTATGCCGAGATCATCGCTGACCAGTGGGACCCGTACCGCATCAGCTACAACAACTTGCCCTATCTGGCTTACGCCATGGGGACGCTGCTGTGGGAGGACGGCTGGTCTGAATCAACGCAGCGCGAATGGACCGCCAAGCAATTCGAGTTCAAGAGCCTGCGTGGTACGCAGGACGGCATCTCGATGGCGCTCCACTATTCGGGGCGCGACTTCGTCGGACCGACTGGTTACGAGATCGTGCAGGCGCTCCGCCCGCCGCAGTCGTTCTTCGCTTCACCGAGCCAGAGCAAGGAGGAATACGACTTCTGGATCGAGCAGATGCCGGAGCTGCGCATCACGTTCTACGAGGGCGTGGGCTGGGACGGCGTCGATGTTCTGTTCTGCGGCGACGGCGGTGCTGGCTGGTTTGTCGGCCTCGATGACGGCGAGGAGCTGCATGGCCGCAAGGCCTATCTGCGGGTGCGCGGCGAAGACAAGCCGCTGAAGATATACACGTTCACCAAGACCATCGACGGCGTCACCTCGGTAGACTTCGAGCGCGTCGCGCTCCCCGGTCTTGCCGGTCCCGCTTTCACGACCGAGGACTTCGTCACCGACGAGTACTTCGTCTGCGCCGAGCTTGTGGTGCCGAAGCTGATCACGCTGCGGATCGATGGCAGCTACAACCACGAACAGAGCCAGCTGCATCTCGACATGGTGCTGCCGTCGATGGAGCCAATCGATGTGCGCTACACGCGCAACAGCGACATCGGCTGGGGCAACAGCTTCTTCTTCGTCGGTGACTGGGCCGACAGCCGCAACATCTTGGTGCCGTCTACGCCAGTCGAGGGCTGGGGCGATCTCAGAGCGCAGGGCAGCAACTTGTACAACGGCGTGCTTGCGATCCACGGCTTCGGTGATCTCGCTGCGCAGTCTGCCGGGGTGACCAATGTCTCGCCGTACTACGGCGACCCGGTCGTGTTCTACGCCGACGCTGGCGACGACGCTGCCCGCATGCTTGCGGATCGCATCTTCCTGTACGACCCGGCCATCGTCGCCGAGATCACTGGTGGCATTTCATTCGTCGGCGTCGATTACGTGAGCTGGCCTGCCTACACGGCGGACCTGATGATCAACCTGCATACCGACGACGATGCGTTCAGCTGGTTCGCTGACGAAGGCTACACCATCGACGACAATTACTTTGCCAGCACGACGCAGCTACAGGACTTCGACCGAGCAAGCCGCGCCGTGATCACATCGCAGGCGCTGCGAGATCGCGTGCGGGTCGCGTTCGATCCGACCCGGTTGATCGAGCTGCGTGAGCGGGCTTGGACCGAAACAACCATCGATCAGCAAGTCCCGAACTTGCTCTAAAGGAGGTTAGCCGTGGAGAGAAAAGTTAACGTACAAGACTGGCAGAAGGTCACAGTCGAGGACTTCAACAACTTCGGACTCTTTCCGCGCTACTCGTTCGACCACATCGTCGGCGACGTTCTCATCCCTGGCATGGCCTTCACCGGCTTTACCACGGTGCAGACCGCACCGGCTGTGGTCACGGTTGGCAGCGGGCGGCTCTACCACAACGGCCACGTTTTTTATAACGACAACGAAGGCGGCTCATCGCTAGACCTGCTCGGCGTCCTGCCGGTGGTGACGCGTCGCTACGTCGGTGTCGTTGTCTGGGGCCAAGAGATCGAGACGGACACCGAGCCGCGAACCTTCCTGACCGATCCGGTGACGCGCGCGACCGTGGCTCGCGTGGTGTCCACCGAGAACCGCCGCTGGGCCAATGTCTCGACCGTGGTCGGTGCCGAGAGTCCTGATCCGCAATGGCCGTCGATAGCCTCGAACGTCCTGGCCGTTGCGTGGGTGCTGCTAGACTCCACCGGCATCGTCTCGATTACGATGGTGGACGAGAACCGCGCGCCGAATCTTTCCGAACTCGACGACAGGATGAACGAGAACGATGCGTGGCGGACGCGCACCGGATCGCGGCTCGACACGCTGGCAACCGATATTGCTGCGCTGCAGGCGCGGTTGAACGGCACCGCACCGATGAAGTTCGTGCTGAAGATCGCTTCCGATATAGCGAGGGTCAAAGAGAAGGACGGCTTGCCTGACAATTATACGGCGTGGGGTGCCGATCACTATCTGACCGATGACGAGTCGGACAAGACGCACATCGACTATCTCGCCAAGATCGAGGAGGGCATTCGCTTCCCGTTCGCTGCGCAGCGCGACTCGCAGATGGGCCTGCTCAATCCTCTGGACCCTGCGGTGTTCAACCAAGCGAACTTCGTGCTGCCTGCCTACGATGAGGTGGCCCGGCTCGAAGTCCTCGGCACTGATGGCGAAATATCGATATCGCAGTATCAATTCCAGACCATCTCGTGGGAGCTTTGCACCAAGACCAGGACGCGCATCCGCTGGGGAACGCCATTCGTGGTCTGCTCCAACGGTGTCTGGTGGTACGCACCAGCCGGTCATGACTACGGCACCAACCCGGCGTGGGACCCGCAGTTCGGCGGCTACACGCCGAACACCGACCTGATCTACGACCCGATCCGCAACATCCTGACCCGAGGATCGGAGACGTTTCAAATTCTCGATGTGATGGACAACCCGAGCCATACCGTGCTGCGGCTTGCGCAGTTCTGGGTCGATGAGATCATAGACAGCTACTACTGGCGGCAGATCGTCACCGTCGAAGGACTCGCAGGATCGATCATCGGTCAGAGCTTCCTTAACTCGCAGGGTGGCTGGCTTACGTCGGTTGATCTGTTCTTCACGCGCGTGGCGGCGACCGGCGACGTTCACGTGATGATCTGCGAGTGCAACAACATCGGCGCTCCGGACTATCAGCGGGTGATTGCCCGTTCGACCATTGCCGCGACTCTCTTGCGCGTGCCGCCGAACCATACTCGGGTCGGCGTCCTACCGACCTATCTGGCCAAGGGCAAGCGCTACGCTGTCGTGCTGCAGACGCCGGGCAACCACTTCGTTGCTGTGGTGAAGAACAACAAGTTTGCGCAGGGTTCGCTGTTCACTTCAACGGACGGTGCGTGGGCCTCCGGCGATCTGACAACGGACATGTCGTTCCGGCTGAATTTCGCCAAGTTCAGAACCAACCGATGCACTGTGCAATTGATCCCGCTCGAACTGGTTGGCGGCATTGCCACCATCGACCTGAACTACGACTCCACGCGGCCTCCAGGCACCACGATCTCGTTCGAGGTTCAGCCGCAGGGCAGTAGCGAATGGAAGTCGTTGGGCTGGTACTCCGCCAACCCGCTCAACGCGCTGCCGCCGTTGATGCAATTTCGCGTTACGTTCATCGGCACCACAGACGAGATGCCCGGCATCGGCGTTGCCAGCAACAGCCGGTCGCTGACCGAGCGTCCGCGCAAGGACTACCGCCATGTCTCTACCGCGCGGACGATGCCGGTGGGACAGCCGGTCAACACTGTCTATTGCGACTTCCGCTTGGAGTCCTGGCGCGACGCTCCGTACCACACGTTCCTGCCACGGCTATTGACCGGCGCGGGCTACACCTCGGTGCGCACGCCGTCTTTGATCGAGAAGGAAATCGATCCGGACGATCCGACCACGATGATTTATCGCTGCACCTGGAATTTGGCTGCGCTCGGCGGCACTGCGCTATCTGCCTACAAGATCAGATGCGAAGGCACCAGCGATAACGAACTCTACAATTATCTGGTCGCCGAGCGAGTCGATATCGGTGTGTTCATTTAACAAGGAGCCGACATGGCCACAGAGAAATATCCAAACCAAAACGTCAATGTTCCGGTGCCGGAAAGCGCCGTGCGGGCGGCGCGCGCTCGCATGCTTTCGCAGCCTGGACCGAGTCCGTTTACGCCGCCAGCACCATCCGACGGCAAGGGTTCGAGGCGGCAAGTATCTCCCGGCTCGTGGATCGATGACCGGGTGATCGTGCAGGGCGGGCCTGCTTCGCCATCGAAGGATTCACCGCCCGAGCATGCCGAGGGCAGAGCGGCACCGCCAGCGTCCTACGATCCAGCCAAGGTCTACCAGATCAAGCTCGGCAAGAGCGCGGTGTTCGCCGGTCGCACGCTCGCGCCGGGCAAGGAATATCAGATGGTCGGCGCGGCCTGCACCGAGATCAGCGCTGCGGTGGTCGATGCCGTCGAGCTGGGTGACATTCCCGTTGACCCAGACGCGCAGCCGAGCGCGGCAAAGGACAAGGGCAAGTAAGCCATGGCACTGAAACGGCTTGATGAGGAATTCGACCTGAAGCCAGGGACGCAGCTGTTGCCGTATATGCAGCGGCTGCTTCCTTCGCTCGAAGGCCGGTTTCAGGAGATCGAGGCCGACCAGGATGTCGTCAATAAATTGGCGGAGGAGATTCGCGCCGCTGCCCTGCTTCGGATGAACGAGATACTGATCCCGGCGACCGAGGACATCATCGCGATCACCAAGCTCGGCTTCCTGCTCGCTCCGATCTCGACGCCGTACCAGTTGGTGATGGGCTACATGGCGATGACCGTGGACGAGGGTCCGCAGCGTGACGCCTTCACGCCGTCGCCCTATCTGATCATCGAGCATTCGATAGACGACTACGCCATCGCGCGACTGGTCGGCTATCACGCGGACGACGGCTTGCTTGAGGTGACCATCACCGCGATCCACGGCAACGCCGGGCCGTGGTCCGACTGGATGGTGTCTTCAACGCCGGGCATGGCGGACTCGACCAAGATTTACCACGACGCTATCGCGCCAATGCACACGACGGTCGTGGCGGACCATGCCGAGGTCGTGACGCTGCACGCCGAGATTATTCAGGCCGCAGAGGACTTGGCGGAATCCGGACTCGACCTGACCTCCTACGTGCGCAAGGACGGCACGCGGCCATTCACGGGGCCGCAACAGGGCGTAGTGCCGCCAGCTGGCTCCAACGATGCGACGCTATCGACTACTGGTTGGACGCGCGCGCGCATCATTGAATACACATCCAACGCCGTGCAGCGTGCCGGGGACACCATGACGGGAGCGCTTCGTCTCAGCGGCCCGCCAACCGATCCTCTGCATGCAACGACAAAGGCCTATGTCGATGCCGTGCTTGGTGCCGGTGGCATCATCAATGCCAACCTGACAATAGCGACCGTCAACCCGGCTCTCAGCCTGCGCACAACCGGCACCGCTCAAAACCGGGCCATCGCTGGCCTTAGCTCATCTGGAGCGCAGCGGTGGGCTATCGTTGCTGGAGATGCTTCGGTTGAGAGCGGTGGCAACGCCGGTTCGAACTTCGGCATCGTTCGCTACAGCGACGCTGGGGCTGCCATCGATTACGCGCTGACGATCAACCGAGCGACTGGCGACACCGCCTTGTCCGGCGCTCTTTCTGTCTTAAAGGGAGCGAGCTTCGGCGGCACCGTCACGGCATCGGGTGACTTCCGTTCGTCGCGGCCAGCCGCCCCCACGACCGGCGTGCTGTATCTCGGCAACGGCAACGCCTATCACTTCTTCGACGGCACCTCTCACATCCTCGCTGGCGGTCCGGTGACCACCAGCGGAAACAACCTGTCCTGCGCAACGCTCAACTGCAACACGCTATCGACCAATGGCTACGGCGCGACGGTGTGGGGTCTGACTTCGCACGGCGCGATGACAGTCAACAGTTCGCTGAACTGTTACTCTCTTCAAGTCAACTCGACCGCCCCGTCGATCACGCTGTACGATACCGACTGGGGGCCGATGACACTTCACCACAACGGTGACCTGATGGGCTTCCTGTCCAACGGCGGCGGCTGGGTGATGTACACCACGAACGCCGGTCACATGTGGACGCCGCAGTATGGATGGATACACGACTACGTCAACAACACCGCGAGCAACCAAGCTTGGAGCGCGGCGAACTATCGCTACAACCAAGTCGTGCGGTCCACGCGACTGGTCTACGCCGGTGACTCACCTAACACGACTGAGCAGTTCGATGGAGGAATCGTGACTGCGAGTGGTTATCAGGACAGCGGCTACGGCTACGGTTCTAACAGCACCAGATGGCGCTATTTACAGGTCGAGATCGGTGGCGGTTGGTACACAACAAGCTACGCATAGGGCTGTAAATGAACATCAAAGACCACGGCGACTTCGTTAGGTACGACCCGACAGAGCATCCGCTTAAACTGCACAAGGTGCAGTTCTGCAGGCGCGTCTCGGATGGCCGAGATTGGTACGAGATTTTGCGGGAGCTTCGCGGCACCGACACCGTCAAGATGACGGTGATAGACGTGGACGGCGATCCGGTGGTGATGGCCACATCTCGCGATGCCTCGATGTTGTTTCCGGCTGGTTGCAGACTGATCGAGGTCAGTGGAGTTATCGAGGATCACGAGTCGTTTCGGAACAAGCACTTCGACGGCAAGGCATTTCACGAGAAGAAACCGAAGCCGCCGCTGCCGACCATCATCGACATACTCATCGAGGAGCTTGGCCTCGACGCAGAGAAGCTGCGTCGGAAGGTAGACGCTGCCCGCAAGAAAGCAGGAGAACGAAAGCATGGCTGACCAAGCCTTTTTTGAAGGCCGACAGACCGCGCAGATTCCACCGGGCCACGAGGTCCTGCCAAGCACCGCGCTGCGCACCCTCGGCATGCGCATCGACTGCAACCCGGTAGGCCAGATCGTCGTGACGCCGATCATTCAAGATACCAACATCGGCGACTATGTCCGCGAGCTTCGCGTATTCTCTCTGCCGGTCGGCAGTGCCGATCCGGAATTGCTGCTGTCTGTCCGGCTGCATGCGCTGAGCATCAAACAGCTTGAGATTATCACGCCGCCTAGCTCGTTCTAACGAACCTTCCTATCCGAACCAGCACAGTGTGCTTCCCACCAGGGTCGCGCAGACCCTCAACTATGGAGACGTAAAGTGTCCGATCCGATCTTCGGTATAAGCATTCGCAAGGTTGACGAAGGCGCGCGCCCAGTTCTGGGTGCCGATCTTTCCACCATCGGCCTGATCGGTCCCGCTCCGCTGGCCGACCCGGTGGCCTTCCCGCTCGACTCGCCTGTCTCGATCAATTCCAACGACACACGCACAACCAAGAAGCTCGGCGAGGCTGGCTATCTGGCTGACGCTGTGCGCGGCATCAACGACCAGCTCGGCGAGACACAGTTCGCCGCGCGCATCGTTGTGGTGCGGACAGCGGAGGGTGTCGATCCTGATCCGGCGGTCAAGCTGCAGCAAACCATCAGCAAGATCGCTGGCGACTCGCTGGCAGGCACCGGCATGTGGGCGTTCCTCAAGTCGCCGTCGAAGCTCGGCTGCACGCCGCGCATCCTGATCGCGCCGGGCTACACCAGCCAGATGGCCAACGGCGTCGGTGCCATCGAGCGGACTGCTCCCGGCACCAACTATGTCACCGACCACATGTACCCGGTGACGTTCACTGGCGGCGGACCCGACGCTGTGCAGGCGCAGGGCTTCGCCTACGGCATGAGCAGCGGCCAGCTCGGGCCTATCGAACTGGAGCTGCCCGGCGCGTGGTACGACACGCCACCGACCATCGATGTGCCGCCTGCGGGCAACCATGTGTCGGCTTCCGCCGTGGCGGTTGGCGGCCTCGGCTATGCGGTCGGCGAGCAACTGATGATGCCGAACGACGTGATCCTGACCGTCGCCACCGTT